CGCAACAGAAACAGCGTGACGTTTACGGGAAATCAGTGTATCTTCACCGCCCCTTGTCTTAGCATCACGAACCATTTCATAAGGCACTTTTGCACCTACATCCTCAAAACCAATAGCACCTTCACCAAGGATATAGGTTGTGTACTCCGTGTACGCATCCTGTGCCTTGATTCCCTTGCTTGTGTCCTCTGCAACGGCTTCAACAACCTTAGTAGGTAAAGAATCATCAATGATGACCAGTCTGCCGTTCCAAGTACCCATTTCAAGATCACGCTCAATGCCCTGTGCATCTGTATACTTTAAGTATGCAAGCAGTTTCAGGTTTTCAAGGTTGGTAGCAACTGCACTGTGACAGTAAACCAACTTGAACTTCTGCTTGTTATCACCGCAAGCCTTCTGAATTGCACTGTTCAGGGTTGTTGCATCCATCTTCATAGTATCATCAGTATGTTCAGCACCCGCATGTGCAATATCATAGGTGTGTGCTTCAACAAACGCTGCATTGGCTTTCTTAATGTCACCCGTGCCAGTGTCCTTCATTCCAAAGACACCTTCTAAGATTGCAAGGATAACATCCTGATCCACACCGTTCCAGTAGTCATTGATCTGATTTCTTACGTTTGCCATGAAGTCAGTACCACCAGTTACATCATAACTGAAATCTGCTTCTGTCCAACCGTTCATTCTGCCATAGGTGAAAACACCCTGTTCATAGGTGTCAGTCTTACCCGGTGTAACATTGTCAACACCATCATAGTTCTGCGGTGTGCCGGAAAGCAGACCAAAGAACGGTAACACTGCGTAAACAGTGCCAGTCTGTGAGTTATTCACAAAAGTGTCACGTAATCTTGCATCACCAACGATTGCACGGGATTCACGTAACTTGTTCAGTTTCACGTTCGGAATAGCACTCATGTACTTACCGAACGCCTTTTCATTAAAACTTTTAGCATCAAATTTTGCCATGTTTCAATTACCTTCCTTTCATCAAATTAAATCTGTGCATCCGGGTTTGCTTCCATGTAAGCGGTAAGTTCGTCATAACTCATTTTTGAGAAATCGACCTTTTCACCCTCACCCGGTTTCTGTTCCCCTGATGCTCCCGGCTGAAAACCTTTGAAATTCTGCTGCTGTTTCTGCTGCTTCTGTGCTTCAAACAGGAACTTGGTGTCATCACCACTTCTTAACTTCTCGATCTGTTCATCCAGTCCCTTGACATTTCCGTCCTTGTCAAGTTTGGCTTCTCCAAGTTCAAGTAAGGCTTTGACAGCTTTGATGTTCTTTGCCTTTGCACCAGTAAGTGCCTTTTCAACTGCAAAATCAATTTTCAACTGGTTCAGTTCAGATTCATGGGTTGCCTTGGCAGTGGCATTTTCAGTCTGTAAGTCCTCAATCTTCTTTTTCAGATCAGCGTTGTCCCCGGCAGATGCTTTCAGGGTTTCTAACTGCTTGTCACGGTCACCGACCTGTGTTTTCAGTCCTTCAACCTCTGTCTGCAAGTTCTTGATTTCTGTTGAAGCAGTACCCTTTGCGTTCTCAATGTCATCACCATTGATTTTCATTACTGAATCAGCCTGTTCCTTGGTAAGTCCTAAATCCTCTAACTGTTTTCTTGTCATTTCTATACCATCCTTTCAAATACGTTTTTATACGGGGTTACTCCCACATGATTGATTGGTTTTGTTCGGTTTACGCTTGACAACCCGCAAGAAAAAAGACACCCGTTGCCGGATGCCTTTTCTATGTGCTTTGACCCAGTAGCCGGGAGATAATCAGGATCACCATGCCTTTCTCATTGTGTATGTTTTCATGTGCCTTTTATCCCCCTTTCTGACCTCATATAACAGCCATATAGCAATTATTACAGGTCTATTGATAACTTGTTAAGGTATGAAAAAAGCACGGTTATTTGACCGTGCTTTCTATACTCTATCTTTGAAGAACTCACACCATTCAGGATTTTCTTCATCAAATATTTTTTTCTGTTCAGGTGTTAGGTTGTGCGGATAATCAGCAAACATATTGAACACTTGCTTTTTGTCAAAACTGAACAGCCATTCACCGACTGAATCAGGTGTATCTTTCCACCAAATCTGATCTGTTTCATTGTTCTTGTACCAGTTACTTGACATCACCCGTCACCCCTTTCTTCTGACTTTCTACTGCGGTATTTATATACCCAAGAATTTGTTCAAATTCAGTATTTTCATTGAATGATTCAACATCCATAAGAACAACCGATTTTTCCCAAACCTTGCCGAATTGCTTATCAACTGTTTTCCTACATCCAAAACGCTTATTCAGTGTTGCAGCCATTGAACCATAACGGTCAAATGGCATCCACCCGTTCTGAAATTTTGATTGAAGTTCCAAGTATTCAACACCGCTGTCAACCCGTCTGACAATGGCTGCGTGTTTACCAGTTGCAAGATAGTATTCTTTATTCAAGACAAGGTTATTCAGGACTTCCATTGTTCCTGAAATCTCTTTCTTGACCATTGTAATTGAACCATTCACACCCGGTAATTCCAGTATTTTCTTAATGTTACTGTTCATAGAAAATACATACTGACTACTGCCACCCCTGAAATCAAGAACATCAAGTCCGTTCCTGTTTCCAATGTATGCAAAAGCCAGTGAAGAACATGAACCCTTGGTCATATCTCCACCCGCAAGCCTTTCAATGATTTCATCAGATGACAACGGCTGTGAAAGTTTCTGAACAGGTCTGTGTTCAACCTTGTCCGCTTCACACGCTTTCTGAATCTGTTGAAATGCTTCACTTGGTTCTTTTTCTTTGATTGTATCATCACTGTTGACTGCTTGCAAGCCTGACTTATCACCATTGACAAATGCCTTTTCCCATTCCTTATAGGTCATATTGCCCGGTACAAAGTAGGTCTTGCCTGTTTCTTCATCCCGTGCAGCACGTTCACCAACAGCATCAAATTCATCATCAAAATATGGTACTGTGGTTGAACGGCAATGAACATGAAACGGCGGTGCAGTCACACCAACCTTCCATTCAGACATAGGGAAATGCTTGCCGTCCATACCCCGGCATATATCCGAAGTGTGGGAATCCAGTGTTGCCACAATCTCAAACTGTTCAACATCCAGTTCAGTGAAGCAGTCCTTTTGTGCTGCGGAACTGAAAAAGGCTTCTTCTGTCATTACCAACCGCCCGGCGTTGGTCTTGGAAGTGTTCATCTTCCGGGCAATTTCATCAATGGCTTTCTGTGGGTCTTTTCCCAAGATGATGTTCTGTGTCAGGGTGTTGTTCAGTTCATTGACCAACTTCTGACGGTTGCCCCATATCCTTTCACTGAAATTCTTGCCGTCAACCGCCCAAGGCTTATTGATGACCTTGCTGATCTGCTTGTCATCCAGTGCGGAAAAGTCCCAACCAACACCCACGCCCTTCTGAATTTCATAGGCTGTGTGATAATAGCCGGACTTGTAAACATTCCGCATTGTATTGTCAATGCTGTCAAGTTGGTTTCCAAACATGACTTCAATGCTCTGTTGGGTCTGCAACTTCAAGGCTTCAAGTCTGCTGATATGGAATCTTGCAGATGCATTTTCAAGTTGCTTGACCCAAGTGCCATTGACTGCATTTTCCTGACCGTACTGAATATACTGGTTTACATCCCATTTCAGTTCAGCAAGTTCCTTTGCGTTCAACATCCGCTTTGCTTCTGCAAGGGTTACCCCGTTGTTAGATGCAAAACGCTGATACCATGCAGCAATCTGACCTTCAAGTTGCTTCTGTGCCTGTCGATACTGTTTTTCAATATCTGCATAACACTGAACCCCCTGTTGGTGTGCTGCCTGTTCAAGCAGTTCAAAACGCTTCTGCCAGTATTCACCGTTATTCATCTACTTCACCGCCCTGACTTCCCTGTGACGGGTCACCTTTATTGTCAGGGTCATCATTCTGTGTACCAAACGGGTCATACTGTGCAAGCATTTCTTTCTGTGCTTCTTCCTTCTGCTTTTTCAGGCGTTCCATTTCAGCCTGTGGGTCATCCACCCAAGGATGATTAGCAATGATTGTTTCATCAGAAATAAGTCCCTGTGACTTGGTGCAGTTGTCAATGATTTCTGATTCATTCATCAGCATATCACGGTTGAATATTACATCAACACCATCTTCCTGACCTTCAAAGTCACCCATTCCTGAATTAGCAAGGTGACAGTTCACAAACCAAAGAATATCATCCATTGTTGCCTGTGCTTCTGATTCTGTATCATTGGCATCTGTATCAATGTCAGAATACATTGACTGAATGTTCATCTGATTCGGATTGCCTGAAAGTCTGTCATCCTTGGCATCATAACCCATTGCATTTTCAATCAGTGCTTTCTTGAAGATTTCCACAATAACCTTGTAATTGTCTGCATTGACCGTGATTTCAAGGGTTTCAACACCACCCTTTGTATCACCGTCATACCTGACTTTGACTGCACCAAAGGTTGCAAGGTTTTTTCTGAACTCACCCAAATTAGTACCGTCATAGTTTTTCAGTACCAAAATGGTGTTCCTTGCATCCTCTTGCATATTGTTTTCAAAGTCAGACAGCATCACATTGATACCGTCCTGTAAGGACTTGACCCTTTTAATCAGCGGTGTTTCCTGTTCATTGGCTTTCAATGGAATCAGGGGAACACGCTGCCAGTTGAACATTTGCACATTTCCGGCTGCATCCGTCATTGTAACGTGCGGGAAATCAGCAGTGTCATTATTCACAACATCAGGTATCAGTTTTGAACCGTCCAGTATGAACAGGTGAACACCTGTCAGATCATACACTTCAACCTTTTCAATGTACTTGCGTTGTGTGCCATCATAAGCAACTGACACATACAATCTGATGAAGAAATCCAGTTCAGTATGTTCAGAATCTTTCCAAAACGGCAAAATCTCATAAGCGGGGAAAAGCCTGAAAGCAAATTCCCCCCGGTCATTGTAGTAAGGATATAGCCAAGCAATACCGCCATTGTATGCAGCTTTGCCCGCACTCTTTAATGTTCGCATGAACTTCTTGTCAAATACCTTTTTCAGCAGTTCAATGTACTGTTCATTGTCACCGTTTAATGTAAACGGCTTGCCGAACAGGTAATTGGCTTTCTGATTCACCATTTTTGCATACTGGTTATCAACAATACGGTTGTTTGGTAAGTTTTCAACAACTTCAAGTTTGCCGTCCTCACCTATCATTGTACGCTTGCGGTGAATCACATCATGGTCACCGTCATAATACAGAAATCCCTTAATCTGCATCATCCTACGGGGTGAACACTTCCAAGCAAGGATTTCTTTTTCAAGAAATTCTAAGTCAGTCATGTGGGATTTTGCCCCTTCCAGTATGAAATTACTTAGTTTCAAAGTGATTGCATCCACAAAGGAACTGAACACTGTTCAATCACCCCTTTCATTGCATAATAAAATCAAAACCCCTGAAAACACTATGTTTCCAAGGGTATGTGTTACTAATTTGTTTCTAATATCTCAAAAAGTAGTTATACAGGTGTCATAGGCGGTCACCGATTGCAACCGCCCCGGAGTAAGCATTTGACAACCTTTTCCTACCGTCCAAAAAGAAACGGCTGCTGACACCGTGTATTCTACCCGGTAATTGCTTAATCAAAACTAAAGGCATCACCCTTTGCCATCTGTTCAATCGCATAACGCATTGCATCCATCAGGTGGTTGAAGTCATCAATAGGGCGGTTCAGTTTCTTACCCGTCTTGGCATCCTTATCCCACTGATAGTTGCTGATCTCTGTGATGAAATTCACGCAACGGGGATGAATGATAATGTGATAGTCCTGTATGAAGTCAATGCCGTTGTTGATGCTGTCCTTGCCCTTCCTTGCTTTCCTGATTCCTTTCAGACCCAGTTCACGCAAGCGGTCAATGCTCTTTGGTTCGGCTGAATCGGCTGTGATTTTTTCTTTCACATATCCCATCCGCTGAACCTGTTCGGCAATGGCTTCATTACTCATACCCGGCTGATACATTTCATCAAAGACCCAAATAGTCTTACTTGACTGATCTATCAGACCACAAAACAGTGCTGACGGGTCATTGGTATAACCAAAGTCAAGACCGAATACAGACTTGACCCCGGCAATCTTCTTGACTTCATCAACACTGAATGCCTTTTCTTCCCAATTCTCATAGACAAGACCGTCTACAATACCCCAATCACCAAGACCCGCCACTTTGTAACGCCTTGGGTTTTGCTTCTTCATGGTTTCAAAGACTTTTAAGTCTGCCTTATCCAACCATTCATTGCACTTGTAATTGGTGGTCATTGCAAGGGTTTCATCATCTGTGTTATCAAAAAACCGCTTCTTTATCCAGTGGTGTTCATTCCACGGGTTCAGTGTAAGGGTTATTTGCTTGAACAGTCCTGAACCGTCAGGAACAGCACCACGGATTGATTCATCAAGCATATTGAAATCATCTTCTGAACTAATTTCATATGCTTCTTCAATCCACATCCAACACAAACAGCCAATATCAACGGTTATTGATGTTACTTTCAGGGGGTCATCCAGTCCCCTGAAATAAATCTTTTGACCTGTCGGTTTGTAAGTCATTTCAAGTGGTGATTCTTTGATTTCCCAAAACGCATCAACGCCAAGGCGGTGAATCGCCCACTTCAATTCTGTGAAACAGGAATCTTTCAGGGTTCTGAAAGTCTTTCTGACCACAAGGGTATTTGCCTGTGGGTACTTCATCATATTGGTGATGTACCAAAGGGCAGTTGTTTTTGATTTCTTGGATGCACGGCTACCCTTGCATACCCTATATCTACCTTTCCAACGCCAAAAAGTACCGTAACCCTTACCAACCAGTTCAGGCAGCAGCACTTTCTTCTTGCCGGACTTTGTAGCCTTGTAATCTTCCGGGTACAGGATAAACTTCTGATACCCAAAAACATATTGTGAAGAAATGCGGTTCTTTACCATAGGCAATCACCGCCTAATCTTCAAGGGCATCTTCACCTGTGATAACAATAGGCTGCGTGATGTTCACATCCAGTTTGTCATTCCACATACCCAAGTGTTTACCAAGTAATTCAAGTGCTTTCAGTTTTGGTGAAATCTTGACTTCCCTTTCAACACTTGACCCGGTTTCTGATTCAGACTGTTTGTACTTCACGGATTCAATGCAATCAAGGTCATCTTCTGATGCACCGTCTTTTATTCTTCCGTGACTGTCAACAAGGTCTGTCATCTTTACAAAAGCAATGCGGGCAAGTTCTAAAACAACCCTGTCCTGATTGATTCCTGTTCTTTTGCTGCGTTCTGCCATTGCAACACTAATTGCCTGTTGAACCTTGACATTTGCCAACATCCTTGAACCTTGCTGATCTGCTGTTTTTGCCGAATAACCCGCACGAATGGCTGCTTGTGTTGCGTTCAGGTCAATCAGGTATTCTTCAACAAAACGCTGCTGTTTTTCAGTTAATTTTGCCGTTTTTGCCATCAAACAACACCCCTTTCATGTATTTTGCAATAAAAAATCCCTGAAACATTACATTTCAGGGTGCAAATATCGGCATAAACAAAAAAGAATTGTGAAAAAACAACCGCTTCTTCACAATTCCCATCTTGTCAAGATACACTGTATCATTAGAATCAAGAATACACAATATACTTGAAACAACAAAATCTATCATAAAACGCTTTTTTTGTTGTTTCAAGTGACGGTAAGTACACATTAAGTCAAGTAATGCAGATTATCATAGATTTCTTCAAACCTTGTCAGTGCTGCACTATGAAGATTTCTGACATACTGATATGACATACCCATTTCACCTGATGCAACTTTCAGGGTCTTGAACTGAACATACACTTTGAATAATACCTGTGAATACCTTGCATCATGTAAACCCCTTATCTGCTTGATGATCTGTTCCTTGGCATCTGAAAAACTGTCAATTTCCCTGTTTATCTGTTCATTGAAATCAACATAGTTCGTGACCTGTCTGCATAAACTGTCACCTGTTGGACTTGTCTGCACTCTTTCAGCAGAATAATCAATACCGCCTGTACTGCAAGCATTGGTTTTCATATCTTCAAGGCGTTCTAAGTCCTGATTGATATTGGTATCAAGTTCCTGTAACTGTGTCAAATACTGCCGTGCAGTCAATTTTTTATTATTCATCACTTTCACCTATCCTTTCTTGGTATCGGTTAGGTAACGGTTAAAAATTAGCAAAAAATGCCTTGAAAGCCTTGTAAATACTGACGGTAACGGTTGGTAACGGTAACGGTTAAATCCTTATACTATATATTTTTACTTTTTATAAATACATAAAGTATAAAAAATAATATAATAAGAAAATTATATTTAACCGCTACTACCGTTACCATCAGCATAAATAAAGCATTTTAACCGTTACCCTAAACCGTTACCAACAGTTACTATACCGTTACTTTTTCATAAACAACATCAGTCACAACCATTTTTCCAAAGTCACCACCCCCAAAAACAGGTGATGCAATGAAACTGATTCCCGCTGCATACACACCCCACAACAACTGACCTATGTACTGGTGTGCAAGTTCATAAACTTCATTACCCATGACCTGACCCGCAAATTCTTCTTCCACAAGCGGGAAAATGTCATCATTCATTGATACTGTGTCCTGTTTCTCAAATAATTCTAAAAGTTTATTTTCCATTCTGTTCATCCTTAACCTTTCATCATTGCCCGGAACTCATACCAAGCATACTTGATATATAATTTGCAGTTACACCAGTGCTGCACCCGTCTGATTTTCTTCTGTTTCTTCCGGGTGATCTTCCGTCTGTGTTCTTCTTCCCATTGTCTGCACCATTCATACTGTGCATCATCTTCCAGTTTGCTGTGCATTTTCTTCACCCCTTTCCTGTTTTTCTTTGTACCCCATACACTTCATAAAGCGTTCAGGGCGGTTGCAGCTTTCATAATACTGACAGGTAACACATACATTTTCTGTCATTCTGAACACCTTCCTTTCACCAATCAAACGCCCAACAGATAATAAGAAACACTGTAATGACACTTACAAAACAAAGTATGTTTTTCCATTCATACTTGAATACTGTGTATATTAGAAATATGACAAGGGCGGTCATTAGTAGTATTGTGATTATTCTGATGAATTTCTTTATTTTTTCAATCATCTGTAAACCCTTCCCGTCTTGGTATCTTTCACCTGAACACGTTCAGTCAGTTCAAACCCCGCACCTTTGATGATGTACTTCAAAACCTTAATCAGATCATAGGCACGTTTGTCTGCTGCTTCACATTCAATCTGTTCACGTTCTTCCTTTGCCACTCTACCAACGGCAATAGTTGCCGTTGGGTCTGCATAACCTTCTGTATTTCTTCCACCTTTCACTAACTGATACCTTCCTTTCTACTCTGCAACAAAGATTTTGCAGTTTTTATTGTTCAATTTCTTCTGAATCACTCTGAACCCAAGTCTTTTATTTATCTGCTTGCTGAATACGATATTTGACATGGGTTGCATACTGTTGTCTGCACAAAAAACCTGATACCGCTTGTAAACATCAGCGGTTGGTTCATTCTCAATTCTGTCAACACCTGTATCATTGATAAATGCAAGGATAGGGTTGTTTTCTTCTTCATATTCATCCAACTGGTTCTGAACCTTGTCTGACTTGGTGAACCCGTTATTTATGATGACCCTTTTCAGACCTTCCACACCTAACCTGATGAAGTATTCAATGGGTTCTTCCTGTGTCAGCTTATATTTGATGAATGGTTCATAATCCGGGTCATCTTTGCTGAATGTGGCATTGAATGGGATGATAACCAAACGCCTAAGCACCGCCCCGGTCTTGTCCTTCATCCTTGGTATGTCATTTGCAGAAAACAGTAACTTGATGAATGGGTTGAACTCAAAAGGGTCTTGTCCCTTGCGTTCTGCCTTGATGCGGTTACCTGTGACGATCTTCTTGAACACACTGACCTGTGACCCTTGAAGGAAATCATCACCAATGTCATCACCAATGTTTGCCAATTTGCCGAACATCATTGAAGTGTTGAATCTGTCCCCCAGTTCTTTCAGGTCAAGTGCTGATATGTTCCGATCACCAAGAATTGCCTTGACACAATCCAAAAATGTACTTTTACCGTTGGACTTGTCACCCGTCAGGATGAACGCTTTGCCTAACTCATTACGCCTGTAAAAGCAATAACCAATACATTCTTCTAACAATGCCCTGATTGTTGCATCACCACACGCTAATTTGTTCAGTGTGCTATCTGCCAGTTCATTGTAAGCATCCGGGTTATAATTCCACGGGATTTTATTTGTAATAACAATGTCCGTGCTGAACGGTTTCAGTTCCTCAGTCACAATGTCATAGACACCATTGTTGAAAGCAATCAGGTTTGCATCTGACTGTTCTTTTTCGTCAACTATCAGTTCCATATAATCTAATACTTCCCTTCTCTGCATCTTTTTCAGGTTAGGGATATGCTGAATCATGTTTGATTCAATTTCACGGTAACCGTTTGAATATACACCGTCTTTGTATATGTGAAGCTGCCCGTTGATTTTCACAACGTGTGCCTGATTTTTCATAAATGTGGCAAACTTATCAAATAAAAATGTACTGCCAAGGAAAAACACGGGTTTCTGAAATGCTTCATCACGCAAGATTACTTCCAGTTCATCATCACCAAGCGGTTGTTTCAAAACGAACTTGTTCAGGATGCGGATGCACTCACGGGTTTCTTCAACTGTGAAGTCATTTGCAGTCAGGGTCAGGATATAATTGAACAACGCCTGATTCCTTCCGTCCCCGGCATCCATATCTAAGAAATCAGCGGTTGCCTTGACCGGGAACAACCACTTGGGTACTTCCTGATACTGCCCACCTTCTTCAATGTCCCATTCACAAAAGCGTTCTTCACCGTCAATCTTGATGACTTCATAAGACAACTTACTGCCGACTTTTATATCAGCAGTAAGACCAACCGCCAACTGAATATGTGTCCTGTTTCTTGTGATGCTGTGATTCTTGAACAGGAAGTGTTTGCCCCTACTGGTGCAGATCACCTTGCAGTCAAGTTGATATTCTTCAACTATGTTCATCAGGATTTCAGATTGTTCAGAATCATCAATGTCAATAAGGATGGTGTCATCAGCCAAAACCCCACCGAACCCATTCAGGTTCTTCACTTCATCATAGGTTTTCCATGTGGTTCTGTTTTTCAGTTTTTCAATGCTTGCCTTGCCCTTGGTTTCAACATAACCTTTGTAAAGCATCTTTTATCACCTACCTTATGTGATGTTTTCTAACACCTTTTTATAAAAATCCTTATTCCTGATGTTGCTGTTGTACCGGGACTGATAGGAACGAAGCAGTGTTTTCACTTCTGCAAGTTCTTTTCTGCACCCTTTCACTTCTTCATTCCATCTGTCCCACCCTTCCGACTTATGCAGCGGTGTTGACTTCTTGTAACTGTCACGGGTATATAAAGCATCCCGCAACTGCTTCTGACAATAACTGACTTTCTGTTCATACCCTGTGATATACCGTTCAGTTTCCAACTGTTTCTGTTCAAACTGTTCAATCCAGTCCTGAACAAATTCTTTAATCTGCTGTTCACATTCCGGGGTGAAACTGCTTCTGATAAGTTTCAGCAGTCTCCTGACCTTGGCAATGCTGCGGATATTCAGAAATTCTTCAAGATGAACAGTCATTGAACCATTTTCATATCTGATTTCTAAATCCATGAAAAACCTTCCTTCCCGGTGTTACGCTACAACACCAAATTGTTTCAAGCGTTTCTTTGCTAAATCTATGTACCACTGCCTATCAAGTTCAGGCGGTGTTTTTACCCCAACAACTGAATCATTGAAAATGAAACAGTGGTCAGGTGTATTACCGAATTTTTCACCTTTGGTTTTCACCTGTTTACGTTTCAGCAATCTGCCGTCCTTCTGATCGTTAGATGCAAACACCCTGTATGACTTATATGTGTATTTATCCTTGTCAGGGTATTCATACACCGTCTTGATTGTTCTTTTGCCTATATGACTGACAAGCGGGGTGCAATGCTCATGTTCCACCCAATCATACTTGTCTGATAACTTGACGATCTTCTGAAACATAATCAGGTCATCACACTGATTGATGGTCTGTTCAACCGGGGTTTTCTTAACCATGTAGTCAACCAGTGCTTTGTTCAGGATTGGCAGATCATTGTCAACCGCTGAAAGTTCCTTCACATAAGCACCGATTCTTTCAACACCGCCGTCAATACCAACCCAAAGGTAATTGTTCACATCCTTCTGATAGATTTCACTGATGTTATCCAGTTCAAGAAGAATTGAACACTGATCTGTTGAACAACGCTGTTCCCACTCCCAACAAATATCATCAACCATTTCAAAGGCTTCATCTGTGTCAGGAATCCAAATAATAAGACCGTCCGTGTTGGACTGAATCAGTTCAAATCCCGGTACAACTTCAAGGTGTTCAATCAGGTCAAGCAACATCAACTGACCGTTGATGCACATACAGTTATTGTTTCTTGGGTCATACGCTGCATTGGTTTCATCCTTCATTGCACCTGACAAGGCGTTCAGCATCTTCTTATATGGCAACTGTGCTTTCTTCCACCGCTTGACTTCTTTCTTGTTTCCGGCGTTTTTTGCAGCAATCTGTTTTTCCTTCATGGCTTTTCGTGTGTTATACACCAACGGGTAATTGTCATTAGTTGCTGCCCTTGTAACCAGTCCCCAAGCAATCAGCATTGAAGGATAGTAATTGTTTACATCAACGTGCAGCAGTTGCCCGGTCTTGTGAATTGGTGTGGCTGTTGCCCCATGAACACCGCCAAAACCGAATGAATGAGGAATACCCGCAACCACGGTTTCAAGTCCCTGTTCCTTGTACCATGTGCGTTTTGAGTATTTATCCATGTGTGCCAAGTCCATTGACAAGGCTTCTTGTCTTTTCTGTTCAAACCAGTCCTGAACATATTTATATTTTTTCAGTTGCAAGCACGGCAAGAAGTAAAAATCAAATTCATCTTCAAATGATCTGCGGGAACACCCAAGCACCTTTGCGGTGATTCTTGCTTCACTGTCCCCTATATCAGACAGGTTCACAATGTCCGGGAAAGCCTGAATGATACCGTGCATTGCATTAAATTCATCTATTTTTTCAAGGAATACTTTGATGGTTTCTTCCACATCATGCCGACAGTAGAAAACCGTCATTTCAATTTCTTCCTTGGTCAATTTCCTGTTTATTCTAAAATCAACATCCGTTTCCTTGATATTGCTGCCAAGAAAACCTTCCAGTGTTTTCAAACCAACCGGGGGGTTCGGCATAACATCATAGTTAATCATTGGAACTTTGTTGAACGCTGATGAAAATTGCCACCCTTCCTTTTTTTCAACAATTATCCAGTCATTGATTCTTTTGGGGTTCATTCCCAACAGAATACCTTTCATAATGTACTGGTCATAGTGGCGGTTATTATAACCTACCCATATATCCTTGCTATTCGCTTCATATAAGGCTTTTAATTCATCAGGGTTATTGATTATCACATATTCTTTTTTCTTGGTCACATCAATGAAAACGGCAAGCCAATCTTCCTTGAAAACCTCAAAATCATAAAATATCATGCACATTCACCCTTTCATAAAAAGCGGTGGAAGATGTGACCCTTGCCACCGCCTGACATTTCTATCTTGTAGATATTTTATCTACTTTTCAAGTAAAAAATTTTAGCAGTCAAAAACTTCCTTGATTGTGATAGGGTTGAAAGCATCTGCCTTATAATCAACCTCAACTTCAATCGCACCCTGAATAGACTGGAACACATCAAGAATCTGATCTGCAAAATCTGCATAGTTTACGAACTCAACAGGTGTATCATCTTCTGCAATCAGCTTGTTCACCCAAGTGCATACAGACTTGATTGCCTGTCCGTCCGTCCACTTTGCGGAACTGTTGCCGGAAATAACACGGTTGAAGAAGATCATGCGGTTTGCCTGTTCACCTTCCTTGATCTTTGCCTGAACTGCAAACATTAACTTATCCTGTGCCTTGGTCAACTTAATTTCCATCTTCTCAATACTAATGATATATGTACCATCCGGCACATCAGCAAAATCATTATCAGGTGCGTTCTGCACCTCATTCTGTAATTCCTGTAAATCAACCTTTTCATCAAATGCACTGAAATCAATAGCCATAATATTTCACCTTTTAACCTTTCTTATTTGCTTAATACTAACTTTAATAACTCAAACGCCTGAACTTCATTGAATCCGGCTGCAACATAGGAATCATAGATTTTCTTTGCAGCCTTTGCACCATCTTCCGGTGTAGCGTTCTGTTTGGATGCTTCCGGGTTCGGCTTTTTCATTGTACGGTTGTTTGCCGGGTTCATTCCTTCTGCAATCGCTGATGCAAGGATTGCACCAAACAGGTCATCAGGTAAACCAAAAGGATTGTTCATGTTCTTTTACCTCACTTTCTTAGCGTGTTTTTCTTACTCTGCGGGTTCTGCCAGTCGGCTGTTCATCTACTGCCGGGGTTTCATCCGCTGTTGTATCTGCATTATCAGGCTGTGCCTGTGCTGCACTTCTTCTTGTGCGTCTGCCCTTCTCCGGCGGGTTCATTGCCCCGTCAATAGGGTTTTCCGGCTTAGGGTTGTCTGCCTGTGCTAAACGCTTCACACCTTCACCAAATTCTTCCTTGCTGATGACCTTCATAACCTCAACACCGTCAACAATCAGGTCAACCGTGTCACCCTTGTGCTTCATCACATAGTTATCATCAGCCGGAATATAGAAGTATGTGTCTGCATCCAGTGTGACAGATTCAGAATCAGTATTTGTTGTACCGTCCTGAACAGGTTCAGACTGTTCAGCAGACTTTCTTTCCTTGCGGGTTCTTCTTGGCGGTGTTTCAAGTTCCGGCTGCGGTACAGAATCCGCTGCTGCACACGCTTCTTCAAACGGGATTTCTTCACGCCCATTTGCAACGGCATCAACAGCTTTGTCACGCTCTGCCATATAATCAGCCATTTTCTGATTATTTTCAGCTACCACTTCATCATGTGTCTTGCGGGCGGTTCTGCCTGTCTTTGGTGCTGCATCCTCTGTTGTGGTAGGTGGTGTTGCTGTGGATGTGGTCTTTTTTCCACCCCTTGCCCGTCTGCCGTTTGCATCCGGCTTTTCAAGATCGGATGCAGCCTGTGCATCAGCCTGACCCATTTCTGCATCTGTCTTATACTCACCGACTTCATAGAAGTTGCGGATTTTATCGGCTACATAATTCAGATCATTGTCAATGGCGTATGCCGGGAACATTCCCATAGGTGACTTCACTGTGTCCTTGCCACTGTTCTGTGTGTAAAAATAATATTTTCCTTCATTCACGCCTGTTCTAAGTACAATGGTGAAAAGTCCTTCAATGGTGATCTTCTCACGAAGTAACTTTCCGATCAGCTTAATAGTAGTAACACCATTTTCAAGGGTTTCTGTGTGGGTCATATAAGCAACAACCACATCATCAGGAAGTTCCTTGCACACCTCAATGATTTCAAAGTAGTTCGCACCGAAGTCATTCCACTTGTCCCAACCGTTTTCCTTGATACGGTTCATGTATGGAACAGAAAGAATATACTGGAAGTCATCAACTACCAATAACTTCTTCCCGGCTGCTGCCTGTTCCTTCATAAACTTGCAGATTTTGCGTGATTCAACCTCACTGTTCAGCATTGTGAACTTACCCTTGAACGGTAACGGCTTACCAACCGGGTTCACAACAGCAGTTGTTGTCGGATCACAATTTCTCATACTGGTACTTTTTCCTGTACCTGATTCACCCATAATCAAAAGCATCTGTGCCATATTATTTCACCTGTTCCTTTCTGATTTTTTCAAAGTTTCCCGCCATGTTAGCAGAAACATGATGCTGACCAAACTGTTTCTGAACGCCCGCACGAATTACTGAACGTAATAACTTTCTGTTATATACCGGGCGGGGATTGTAAACTTTTCCCTGTCTTTCATTTACCATACTCTTATACCTCACTTTCCTTGATAATGATTTTTAACTTTCTGCGTTCATCCATTGGTATGACTTCAACAGAATAGTTATTTGCAAGAAGAATACCAACTAAATCCTGATACGCTGCACTGGTGCGACTTCCTTCAATTACAATACAACCACATTCAGCAGCACATTCCTTTTCAATATCTTCACGCATAATATCATTCACTGACTGAATATCATTGATGATATATTTCAATTCCTGATTTTCAGCCATTAGCTGATTGCGTTCATTTTCTAACTGTCTGATTTTCTTATCTCTTTTATCCATTATTCTTCACTTCCTTCATCTGTGCTGCCTTCTGTTACTCTGCTTGACCATAAATCAGCATAGTGCAGAATCAAATATAACGGGGTTTCATTTCCCTTCACTGCATAGTTTGCTGATTCATACAGACCATCATGGTATCTGATCGCAAATTCTTCATCTTCCGTCAGGTCAATAAAAAGGGTTGCTAACTTGATGCTGCGGGTTGCATGGTCAAGTGGAAGAAGTGCCGGGTTACGCTTGAAAGGCTTGCTTTCAGTCTGTTTATATTTCTGTTCCGACTCTGCCTTGGTGGGTCTGCCGTCCTTAATCATGTTAGGCACATACATCTGCTTACCAAAGTCACCGCACTTGCCAAGGTCATGTAATGCTGCTGCAATGATGACTGAATCACGGATTTCTGCATACTTGACCTTGCCAAGAAGTGCATAACCAATATTTTCTGCTGCCATCATTACATTTCTGCTGTGGTGAACAAGTCCGAACTGACAAGCAAGGTGATTTCCACCACTGCAAGGTGCTTCAAAGAATCCGATTTCTTCCATGTATGCAATCAGATCTTCCATTCCCTCACGCTTGGTTGAAAGTAAGTGGTCAACCACATACTTCTTATTGTCAAGTTCCTTCTTGTTGTCCTCTGTCATCTGTTCAACTGTGTCCTGAACCTGTTCAGTTGTTTCCTGTGTTACTTCTGCGGTATTCTCAACCGCTGCATCTGCTTTCTTTTTTGCTGCCATGCTCTTTCACTCCTTATTTTGATAATTTTATTTCCCAACGCTTCTGATCTTCAATATTGGAAAGATACCAAGCGTTAAGTTCTGATTTCTTTGCAATGAACATTTTGAACTGTTCAAAATCCTTGGGGTACAACAAAATTCCATACCCGCCTGATTCTCTGATTTTTTTGAGGTTGACCAACTGCAATAGTGACGGTTCACCGTTTGGTGCTTTGACTTCAATGCCAAGGAAACACCCGTCTGAACAAACCAACAGGTCAGGAATACCGCTTTTTGTATAAGCAGCACCGCCCCAATATTTCAGCAGCCACGCCCCGGTGTCCTTCAGGAACGCTTTGACCTTATTTTCAAAATTCTTTTCTGCTGCCATTTAATCACCGCCCAACTGTTCATTGAACTGTGTCTGATAGTTCAGTATTTTTTCTGTATAGTCGGTTGAATAGATGCCCTTTTCCCATAACCGGGCAGCACCATCTTCACCCATGTTGTACGCCATCAAGACCATATTGGTATCTTGATACCGTTCATATAACTTTCTAAGTACGAACACACCCGCCCTGATGTTTTGGTATGGGTCTGTGAAATCCGTAACCCCAAGGGTATCAGTCAACCATTGATGATTGATTTTATTGATCTGCATATAACCGTAATCATTGGTTACGCTTATAACTGACGGGTCAAAACTGCTTTCATTCTGAATCAGTGCCATAACAAGGGTAAAATCAATGTTGTACCCAGTACAAAGGTAATATGTAAATTCTTGTTGTTCTTCCGGCATCTTGCAGTCAAGTGGTGTGAAGTCCAAGTCACCCGCACCCCAGTCAAGAGATATTTCCTGTGTGAAAGTTCTGTCATCATACGCCCCATATACAAGGGTTTTAGTGCTTGACCGTTCAAGTGTCTGTTCTTCTGTTTTCTGCTTGTCCTTGGCGGTTATATGAGTTTTCAGGGTATATCCTGACACATTACCAATCACCAAACCAACGACAAGTGCAACACCAATCAGAATCAAGACCCTTTTGACCATTGCCGACTTTCTCATGCTCTTTGAATAGTTCAATTTTCATCACCCCTTTCCGTAATTTTCAAATAAATGATTCCGGGAATTATCAGAATCGCACCAATGATGTATTCTTTCAGGTGTGCAGTAAGTGGTTCATATATTCCCATTTCAACCGCATAGTCAGATGCACCGACTGCACCGATTATCAGGAATACACCGATAAATGCCATGATTCCAAATATCCAATTAAGTATTTTTGAATAATTCATCTGTCAGTTCCTTCCCTTCTTTCAACGCTGCAAGGTTTCTTTCTTCAACCGTACCCTTCACCAGTAAGTAATAGTAAAAGCACGGTTTGGCTTGTCCTATGCGGTGAATACGCTTTTTTGACTGTTCCCACATATCACATGACCCTTTGCCAAGTGGCAAGGTGAAATAAATAATCTTGTTTGCTTTCTGATAGTTACCACCCATTGCCCCGGCTTGGTACTGTATGAATGTGATTGAATCATCTGCCTGATCGTATGCAGTCAAGTCCTTCTTTGACCCATTCACAACTGAATAAGGTCTGTTCAGATCAGCAAGTTTTTTCTGCATTGCTTCAAGTTCTGCTGTGAAGTTGTAGAATATAATCAGCCTATCTTCTGTTGATTCAACCAAGTCCCGCAAACCTTCCAGTTTTTCCTTGTGCCACTGCCCGCACAACTGCCGTGCATATAGCATCTTGGTCAGGCTGTTATCACCAACCAGTTCAACCCGTGGTGTCACATCCGTGCCGTAATAATCTGAATCATCTTTGAACTTGCACATATTCAGGGTATCAAGCATGATGTAACTGTTTTTGATAAAATACTTGTACGCCTGTGTTGCCTTAAAGAATATCTTCTGTTCAGTCTGTTCCGGCAGTTCAATCACATCAGCGGTTTTCATAAAGATGCACCCATGATCTGCAAGTTTCTTTTTCAGGTGTTCCGTGTGCTTGTACCCGGTTATTACTTCACGTTTGAAACCGTCCCCGTTCTCAACCCATTCAGTCTGAACGTATGATGACCAAAACGCCTTTTTTGTAATGTTCCACCCAAGCAACTGAACCTGTGACCACAACCTTTCATACTTTCCGGCTGTTGGTGTTCCTGATAATAAAATCACGCTTTCCGGCTGCATTTTCAGAATGAACTTTGATCGTTGTGCTGTTTCATTGGTTATCAGTGAACTTTCATCAAGCATCAGTGTGAACCCTTTGAGTTTCAGCAACCAATCCCGCCGGAAAGCAGTTTCATAGTTGATAACGCCTATAATCTGAACATCCTTGTTGTATAATTCTTTGGTATCAACAAGTGTCCTGAAATTGATTGCTTCACTTTTCTTGGTCAGGTTCATCACACGGTCACTTGGGTAATATTCTTTGAAGTGCTGAATCCAGTCATCTATCTTGGATTTCTGACAGATGACCACATTCACCACATTGTTCAGCAAATACATTTTTTCAGCACCCACAAAGGTCTTACCCAGTCCCATATCAAGATAATAAGCACAACGGTTGAACTGTTCAGTTCTGTTCAGTGCATCTTCCTGATGGGGCATAAAGTGCAGATCATTCATCTACCCTGACACCCGTACACTGGAAGAATATTTCAGCATCAAAGTTTGGTATTGCCTTGATGATTTCCTTTCTGCGGTCTGACAGGCTGCCCCACCACAACTGACCACATTCAGATTCATCAAGCACTTTGAGATAACCGCCCGTTGTTTCATAGGTTGGATGTGCTGCCTTTTCTTCATCAGTCATATTTTCTTCATATACCCATTCAACAACATCCTTTGGTATCTGATTCAGTAAATATCTTGCATCTGAACCCAACCATTCACTGTAAGTCATATCTGACGGTTTATTGAACAGCATGATCTTCTGTTCTTCTGTATTAAAACAACCAGTATTGAAAGAAGATTTGTTCCAGTCCCCGGTGTTCCTGTTCCCGGTGTTGCAGCGACCCGTGCAATTCTTTCCAATATTGACGATTCGCAACACTTCATCCCACGGGATTTCACGCACAATTTCCAGTTTATCAGTACATGACTTGTCACCGTCTGTTCTTACATCACCATAGGCAATGACTTCTGCAACCTTGTTTTCACTGTTGAAACTGTAGTAATTGAAACAGTCGGCAGCAGTCTGACAGAAGTGCATACCATGACCGCAAACATCAAGTTCCCCTTCTTCCTCAAATTTTCCGGGGCAAGTGTACTGTTTAGTGTTACCATTAGGTGAACAAGTCCAATCAGGTCTGAACACTTTGAACCCATGCACTACATTCTGAACGGTATTGTTATTTTCCATTTTCCTATTCCTCACTTTCTAAAAATGCAACAGCCTTGTCATAGTTGCGTTCTATCATTTTAAGTTCATCTTTTCCACGTTCTTCTGAATCACATACTGAACGGTAAATTTCATCATTTCTTAGTGCTGTGACCTCATTGGTTATCAGATCAGTGATGACCTGTGGTTCAAGTGCATCCAGTTCCCAAGATTCATTGCCGTATTCATCAATATACTTTGATGCTCTACTGTCAGTGATCTTTGCCGGGTTAGGTGGTGGGTTATATGTACCAATCTGATTCATGGTCAGTGCTACACGCTTCACATACACATCAGCACCGAACATCTGCAAGCGTTCCTGAATATCCCTTGTCATATCAATACCGCTTGGGTCATGGTCACCTAAGTGAATAATCACCCTGTTATCACGGTAATCTTGACTAATGAAACGCTGTGCTGCTGACCACATTTCTGACTGTGAAGTGTAACCCCTACATGAAAAATATGGTGTATCAAGTGGTCTGCAAGCCTGTCCCACAATATCAACCAAGGCATCCTTTTCAACCCACACTTCAACGTAGTTCGGTTGACCGTCCCACTTGTTCAGCAGATAACTGTATCTTGCAGATGCGATCACATCAGCCGGATTGTCCCAGTGACTATTGCTTCTAAGGTTGCGGGTTCTGTCTGTGATGCTATGCCAGTCAATCAACCCGGCAAGTCTACCGTCATTGATAAGATTTCCAATGTTCTTATAACTGCGTTCATTGTTGGGGATGTACCCACGGGCAACTAACTGATAATATGCCTGTCTAAGTGTCAGTTCATATCCCTGTGCCTGATATTCTTCAACCACCTGATTCACAAGGTTTATCAGTTCAAGACTTTTCTGCTGAAACTTAATGCTTTTATACTCAATCTTTGGCATCAGATCACCCCTTCAATTTCTGCAAAACGCTTTGCATTGATGAAATATGACCAACGGTGTTCACTGGTATGAATCGCATACCCCCAAGGAAAAACCCCCTGTTGTAAACCAAGTGCTATTGTGTTTGTGTGCTTATGCATCAACTTAGCAACTTCATGTATTGTTAAGGTTTGGATGCCATCTTCACACTTTGACGGTTTGAAGATCACCGGGTTTTCTTCTTGTTCAAAATAATCAGGTGCAAGTCCAAGTGACACTGCAATATCACTCTGAACCTGTTCTGACGGAACTGTTTTGTCATTCAGGTACATACTGATTGACCCTTTACTTTTCCCGGTCATTCCAACCACCTGTGCCTGATTGACACCTAACTGCTGCATAGCCTGTTTCAACTTTTCGCTGAATTTCATAATTTATCACCTATCCTTTCTTGTAGTAGATATTTTATCTACTTTTTAGGCAAAAAAAATCTTAGTTGCATCATCATCTGTTAAATTTAACAGGTCTTTCAGTGCCTTGATTTCACTTGCCTTGAACTCTGTTTCATTGTTGACCTTCTTCATAAGTCCAAAGTAAGTCAACCCGCACTTTTCAGCCACAAACTGCAATTTATAGCCGGATGCATTGATTTTTTCCCTTAATAACTCTGTGTTCGTCATCTTACTTTTCACCTTCCTTTTCATCATCAGGAAACGCATTGTTATTGTACTGCTTCCTGATTGTTATTCTTACAACCCCTGATTCCAACTGTTCAAAGGATGTTTCCTTGAACTTCTGCGGTCTACCTTTTTTCAGACTTTCCATATACGCAAGGTATTCAAGTTTGGTTGGAAATTCAAGAATCTGTTCAATCCATGCTGCAACTATTTTCTTCACTTCATCACCTTCTTTCTACTGTGCTGCATCTTCCAGTGAAGAAATGATTTCATCAATGCTGTCTTTCAGATCAGCTAAACCATCCCTTGCCGTTTCCAAAGAATCACACGCACTATCTGCTTGTTCATACCGTTCTGAACCCTGTAAATTTTCCGGCATATTATCACGGTATTCAATTTCTTCATCCTGAATACTTTCAACATCAGATTCAAGACTTTCCAAGTCATTCTGCAAACTTGTTAATTTGTCAATGACTTCCTGAATGTTCTTTCTTCTTAACTTATTCATTGTTTCCCCTTTCCGTGCCGGGTGCTATGCTGCAACCCGGCATCTTGTAAGTTCAGTTTGTTTTATTCCTCTAAACTCCGTATGTGCTTTTACTGTACCAGTGATTGACATTTCATCAACAGTATCATCAATATACTTTCCAGTTTTCCATGTATAAACATTTCCATCTGCACCTATGATTTTGTATATGTGGGTGACTCCGAAATCAGTTTCCCAACTTGTTACACACTTTACAGACTGAACTTTTACTGTGATTCTGTCAGAAATTTCACCGACATATTCTGATGACTGTTCTATGTCAAGAACTGCTTTTCTCTTTGCAGTTCGTTCTAAGTCCCTGTCATACGCCGGAAATAATGAAGCATACAATCCAAAATTTCCTTTGACATATTCAAGACTGCAAGCCGTTTTTAAGTTATGAATGTAATTGCTGTTTTCTTCCTGTTCAGACACCCAAGCAAGGGCATCTGACACAAGTTTCACTGTCAAATCACTATCAATGTCAAAGTTCACTGAACGCATCTTATCAAGTAAATCCTGTAAGTATTCTTTTGTAACTGCCCGTCCGTGTGCTGCATCATAAAAATCTAATGCCCTTATTGCCGTGCTGATGCCTTCATCAGATGATCTTGTATACCCAAAATGACGGATTGTTTCAGCCACATAAGAAAGATATTCTTTTGTATTAACATACCGCTGATAACTGCATCCGGGTTCAGGTGTTTCACCTTCAATCAAAGTATCAAACAGGCTCATATACTGCGTAACTGCTTCTGCACTCATACCATGTGTGAAATCTTTCAGGCAAGATTTTCCAACCTGTTTGAACTCACCCGTTGTCTTATTCCTGACAATGTATGTGTTTTTGCGATATCTCTTACTGTTGCAGTGTTCACATACAGGTGTGGTTGTATAGTATCTTTCAGGTACTTCAATCCCGGCAACACCTGTTATAATATTACCCTTTTCAGTGTGTTCCAGTTCAGCAACAAATTCCCAGTCATTTATGACTGCTGTTCCTTCCGCTTCTACCAGTACAAAACGGGCAGTGTACTTGTTTCCTTTTTCGTCCTTCAACTCTCTGAACTCTTCACCAGTCTGTTCATAGTGGAAATCACAACCGTATGCCTTGCACTTATTAAAAATACGCTTCAACTTCTTTTCAAGTCTATCAAGATTACCTTCATAGATTGCATACTTCATAGCCTTACCATTTCCTTTCCCAGTTCCTTCAAAAAGTTGTCTATTGTCAGCACACCTTATTACATCAGGGGTGTCTTGCCTTTATCAGATTTCACATTAAAATCTGCAAACCTGTCAGCCAACATTGAACTTTTTGAACGGTACTGTTCAAACCGCCGGGGTTTCACATTAAAACCACCAAAACTTGTTGACCTACACACAATAGACAATTTTTTGAAAGAACTGAAATCCTATTCCTTGGTTCTTTTCCCCGGAACTGCTGCAACAGTTCTTTTTGAAGTAGTCAGGAAGTCGGGGAACTTCCTGACCTGTGAAACAAAGTGCTGTGTCATCTCGTGCGGTTGATTCTTCCACTTAACGGTTTCTTGATATAGGGGTAAAGTGCTGATTGGTTCAGCCTGTTCAGTTTTCTTCAAATAGTTCTGAATACTTTGCTTTCTTGCCCTACCGTTCCTGTTTTCTTCAACTACTTTGACGGGTCATGTTTATTCTTCACACGCTCTGTCTGCTATCCGGCAGCCTGACCACCATGTCACTTGCGTGTAGCCCTATCGCTTCACCCGTTCCTTCCTACTTGCTTTGTTTCGAGTAGATGTTTTATCTACTGACATAACAATACCATTCAGTAGATAAAATGTCAACACTTTTTTATAAAAAATTTGATAAAAGTTGATATTCAATCTATTTTATGGTATTCTTTAAGCATAACCAACCGGGAAGAAGGTGATTAAATGACAATAGGTGAAAGGATAAAAGCAAGGCGGGATGAATTAGGAATGTCACAAGAAGAACTTGCACATAAAATTGGATATAAAAGCAAAACTTCCATAAACAAGATCGAACTTGGTATTCAGGAATTACGGCAATCAAAAATAAAACAGATTGCTGATGCACTCCAAACAACTCCGGCTTATATCATGGGTTGGAAGGAAACAGAAGAAGATCAGCAGTTAAAAAAGTGTCGTGAACTGTTCAAGAAATGTCACGGTTCAGATGCTTATGATGTGGTTTCCTTGTATCTCACCCTTGATGAATCCGACAAAAATGTTGTAAAGACTATGATTGAATCATTGCTTTCAGCAGAAAAATATTCTGTTAAAAAAGAATCATTGAACGCATAGGCAATATCATCATGGTTGATTTTTCAAAAAGGTAACTGTTGGTAACAGGTAACTGTTGCTTTTTTATACTGTATATTTTACTTTTTATATTCTTATTCATATAAGATATTTTATTATTAAGAAAAATACTACCAAACAGATACCAACCGTTACTATATTGAAAACACTGTATTTGCAACAGTTACTTGAACAGTTACCAACCGTTACGAACGGTTACCACAAAGAAGGGAAGGTCAGATTTATGAAAAAAGTCATTAAACTTGTCGTTTTAGCAATCGTTGTTATTTTCGTGATTATGGTTGTGAAGGATATTTCAAAGAATCCCATTCAGAAAAAAGAAACATCATCAGAAGAAATCCCGGTCATATTAGATGCAGATGCCTATTCAAGAATTTCATCTGAACAGTTGATTGAATTACTTGGTGAACCAAAGTCAACGGAAGATTGGAACAATGAAAATTCCAAAGGCACATTTCAAATGCAGCTTTATACTTATGACTTAGATGGAATGTATACAGAATTTATTCTGTATGAAGATGCTGTTGTCAAGATCAGATGCTTTGCAACTGAACCGTGGGAAATCAAGAAAGACTTTGACAATGTGTTCAAAATGTTCAACATTACGGTAAAAGATAGTGCAAGGAAGGTTGTTGACACGGGTGTTACTTATAAGTTTTCACCAGTATCAGACACCGTTGCAGAATTTGAAGTTTATAATTTTGATTCAGAAAAGCACACATTTGATTCAGTCTATATCACATACAATTTGAATTATTTTGATGACCCTAATTAACTGAACAAAAAATGAACCCCAACCGTTGCAGCGGTCAGGGTTCTAATAACTCTATACCAAGGAATAGGATGATATAGGCTATGCAGATACAATTATATCATCCATTCCCTGAAATTTCAATCAGGAAGGAATGATATACATGGGAAGAAGAAACCCAAACGGTTACGGATGCGTAACCAAGTTAAAAGGTCATAGGTCACGCCCTTGGGTTGCCAAGGTGACAATCTATGATGAAGAAGGACACGCCAAACAGTCACCAATAGGTTACGCTGAATCAGAAGAAAAGGCAAACATCCTATTGGCTGAATATAACAACAACCCTTGGGATATTGACCGGGAAAAGGTGACCTTGGTTGTACTCTATCAGCGTTGGTCTGAAATCAAGTTACCAAGGTTAGGAAAATCAAATCAGCAGTCCTTGCGGGCAGCGTTCAAGCACTGTTCCAAATACTACGGTGTGAAGTACAGGTCAATGAAATCCTATCAGATGCAAGACTGCATTGACAACTGCGGGTGTGCATACTCTACACAATGGGCGATCAAGAACTTGTTCGGACACCTTGACAGGTTTGCATTTGAAATTGACCTGATAGATAAAATGTATTCACAAATAACCACCGCCCCACCAATACCTGAAACAACCCGTGAACCATTCACCCAAGAACAGATTGATGCACTATGGAAAATAAAAGATGAACCTTGGGTGAATACCGTGCTGATCTATATTTACACCGGGTTCAGACTTCAAGAATTGCTTGGAATGAAAACGGAACAGGTAAACATCAAGGAATGGTACTTTGAAGGTGGTATCAAGACCGCTGCCGGAAAGTGCCGTATTGTTCCGATACATGAACGAATCAGACCATTTGTGAAAGCACTGGTTGATGAAGGAAACAAGTACCTGTTCACTTATCAGGGTAAAAAGTTCAGTCAGGCAAATTACTATAAGTGTTGGGGTGAAGTCATGGAAAAGATAGGTGCAGACAAGACCCCGCATGAAGCACGGCACACCTTTGAAACACTTCTTGACAACGCCAAAGGAAACAGGAAATGTATTGATATGTTAATGGGTCATAAGTCAAAGGACGTGGGAAACCGGGTGTATAATCACAAGACAATTCAGCAGTTACGGGAAACCATTGCCCTATTAAAATAATATTTTTTACACTGAACCAGTAACAAATTAGAAACAAAAAAGGTGGTAAACCCTGTATTTTCAAGGATTTACCGCCTTAGTTTCTGTATTATATCATAAAAGGCGAACCTTGGCACCGCCAAAGTCCGCCCTTCATCATTTTCTTCTCTTATTCCTCATTCAACTTAACCAACTCAGCTGTATAACTTATGATAATTCCCGTTTCTACCTTTGGTACTTTCTGAAAGAGTAAAAAATCTATCTCTTAAGTTCGTGTCATTTTAGAGTCAAAGCAAGCTCTTAATAGTTCAAATACCAAAAAAGAAATCGGAATTGTCCACAAATCAGGTTCGTGAAATGTAACAATAGTCGAAAACCTTTCAGCTATATTTTCAAGTACCTGCGTTCCCACAAGTGCGCCAGTCCCGCTGATATAGAAATAAATATCTTTCATGGATATAACGGAGGCAATGCGATCCAGAAATCTGGTATAAGACATTCCTAATACTACACCCACTATTAATATTGTCTGAAGCAATATTCCTCTCCAATTTCCTTGCAGTGTTTCCTTAATCTTTTTCAACCGTCCCACACGGAAGTCTTTTCCATGAGCTAACATACATAACACAACTGCTGTCAATGCAGTAAACAACAGTCCTGTTTTTCCCGGAATCTGAAAGAACCAGCTTTCCGGCATGGTAATCCAACTCCATTGTTGCTCATATAAATCACTTTCCGTTTGATGTGCCATGAAAATCCAAAACTCTATCATTTTACCAAACTCAGTTAACAAAAAATATCCTAAGATCACAGGCACACATTTAACAGCTTCCTTGATTTTCAT